AATCACTTGATAGCTTCCTTCTGTTAAATTATCACAATATGGACAACAAATTTTTATATATGGTTTTCCTCCGAGATCGAAACATGTTTTTATTAATTCATATTTTTCGTCTCTATCTTTTGTATCTTTAACCATTACAATATTCTCCTTGAAATCAGGTTTTCATTCTTTTGTCTCTATAACTGTCACCGTGCCTTGAATGATTCCCAAGTTAGACGACTCTTTAAATGTATGCGTTTCTGCAACATCATCCTTTGTCATTGGACGTGTAAGATACCACAACGAATCATCTTTCCACGTTATTTCCTCTAATTTCAGATTTGGATCTAATTCAATAGTTGTAGATCCACCCCATTTTCTTGTTGTTGCTTGACAACCTGCCAAACTCAATGTTGCCATAATTGCCAATGCTACGCAAATTTTCTTTTTCATAAGTTTATTCTCCTTTTTATTTATTCGTCCAAAATCACTTCATATCATAGTTTACAAAATTCAAATTCCTCACCACAACTACATTGAATTGTGCCAGAAACTCCTATGCTTGTCGGAATAAAATGATAAGTGTATCTACCACCAATAAGACCACCGGCATGAAGTCTATCTTCTAATGTTTTAAGTCCATGGACTTCAGTGTCATGCTTTTCTTGCCATTCTTTAATCGCTTTTTGCTCTCTTTCTGAAATAGGGAAACCACGTCTCAAATCTTTTTTCGTTGTCTCTAACTCTTGCTGCATTTTCTTGATTTCTTCATCTTTATTATATTCTTCTCTTAAATATTGATTTTCGTTTTCAAGTTGTTCAATTCTTAATTTGCTATTTTCGTTTATTGCCTTAATTCTATCAAGGCATTCGTCAATGCTTCCTATCATTAACATATATTATTTCTCCTTTTCTATCCTTTGAAAGTAATATTTCAAAAATTTTATACTCATATATAGTGATTAGCCATGTACCAACCACTATATATGGTATATATTTTAATTATTACTCTAATTCAGCAAGTGCCTTATCCAATTCTTCATCTGACAAATTCTCAAGAGCAGCGTCTTCTCTTTTAGCCTTGATTTCAAGAAGTCTTTGTCTCATTTCAGCATTTTTCTTATTATCTTCTCTTGCTTTCTTTTCAGCGAGTTTTACGCTTACAATATACTTGACAATATCAATCTTATTTGAAATTTCTTCATCTTCCGTCGATTTTGTATTCAGAAGACTTTCTTCTTCCGATTTCTTTATTTCGGCATTTAATGTTTTGAATACCGAGTCAAGATTCGTCAATGGCAAATCCCACAAATCAATTACATTAATCATTCCTCTAAATGGGAACTGATAATTATTTCTTGTTGCTATTTCAAATAAATTCTTACTCATATTATTGTTCTCCTTTTCCACTTAAAACTTAATCTTCATTATACGTTCTGTTGCACCTTTTACTTTGACCACTAAATCAGCTCTTTTCGTCATTGAGAAACCAATTCCTGAAAGTTGGTCTTCCGTATCTTCCACATGACATTTTGCACCCAATGCTTCAAATACTCTCTTATGCTTTTCAAGATCTCTTTTTAAGAACTCATTATAATACCCATTTGGTTCTTCAGTATTTACGCAATCTTTCAAAAAGAACATTAAGTGCTTATGTCCAATTCCCTCTTGCTCATCAAAATAATTAGGACTATAACTGATAACCGACACTGGAACAAATTGGTTTGTGTTGACGCCCCATATATTACGACTTGAAATGGTCGAATTACCCGACAATTTTTCCTTAATCGAAAAATTGCCGTTTTCATCAAGTATAACATCTGCCACATAAACATTACCATTCACTGGCATATTGTATTCAAATGCAAAGATTTCATCATTAAATTCAATCTCCGCTTTAAATCCTTTGCTTCCTCTATTGCAATATTGATTCACAAAGAATTTATAAACACCTGGTTTCATTCGAGATATATCCGTCCAAGTAATATTTTCGACTGAAGGTTTTCCTATCATCTGCCTAATAGGCTCAGTAATATCAATATCAAGCTGACCACTGCTACTTGAAATACTCGGTTTTCTACAATTACTGAAATAAATTTCATTACCATCTGGTTCTATACAATGTGCGTCAAGGTCACTATTATCATTCTGCCCTTCATTCCACATAATCGAAAATCTCAACACACCATCGACATTACCGCCAGCAGCTTTTACATTCTGTTTCATATCTGAATCAGTAATATTTCCAGTATAAGCCCAAGATAAACCGTTATTCCACTTAAACATTGACTTTGCATTTGGATTACTAGGTGCAATCATTGAAACGAAATTCTTCTCATGCTTATTTTCCACAAACGCTTCTATTTCTTTTGCTGCTGGAAGTACCTTCTCAATAAAATCCTGTACTGAGATCTCTTCAACTTTTGAAAACTTTTTAGGACTTACAACAACATCCTTTTCCATTTGACCAAAAATATCATCTGCTCCAACCATTCTTTTAGCAGCATTCTTGTTTGAAAATAATACATTATTGACTGTAATATCATTTAGATTAGCAAATCTTCTTTGTAATGAATCCATATATCCAAGTTCCGTAATAGTTTTCTTCGCATCTTCAAGCATTTTCTTTGTGAAAATAGGCTTTGGGCGTTTATAATTGCTTGGTGCTATAATCTGTTCATATTTCTTGACGGCTAAATCAAGATCCATATCTTCACTTACATTAATAAGGAGTGTCCCAATAGAATGATTTCTAATTCTACCAATAGCTATCCCCGCTATTACTGACTTTTCCCAAGTATATAAATCTTTTTCAGAGTCAGATGTCAATTGGTCATATTCCTTCTTATATTTCTTAAATTCTATAAGTGCATTTCTCCATTCTTCGCCTTTGTAAAGTGTATTAGAATTAATGAGTTCAAGGATTGTATCAATTGCATCCATTGTAATTTCTTCCAAAGAACGCTTAAATACATTTTTTGTGTCCCTATATTCTCCCTTGATTTCTTCATTAGAACGATTTGTTTTATTTACAAACTTGTTTGGAAGTTCTAAGAAGAAGTGATCCCATTGATGAGATTTGTTATTAATTTCTTCAAAATTAAAATCCGTTCCAATTTTAGAGAATCTACTGATGTAAATATCTTTTACTGCATGAGCTTTTACAAAAAAATCAAGTGCATCGCACACTGGCTGGTATGTTGTATCTCCAAGATTCAATTCCCATATTGTATGAATTTGATTATTTTTGATTGCAACGGCAGCACCAATACTCTTAATAAAATGTCTACAACAACTACAATCGTGTTCTCTACGCTCTCTGAAAATTTCATTTGTACCAGCAGGAAAACTATCAAGATATGTATTCCATAGTTCGTCTTTATCTACATTTACCTCAAATAAATGTGTTACTTCTTTTTGCATTTCATCAAAGTGAGTTTGCAATTCCTTCTTTAACTTCATAAATCCATCCATATTGTTACCTCTTCTTTCTTAATATGTATTTATTAATTATTTCTATTATCTTATTCTCTACTTTCGATTTCTAATTCGTCAGCATTTTCTTTAAGATATTTACTAACCTTTATATAACCATCTGTATTATTTTGTTCTCCGAATCCACGATATCTTACTCTTGCTGGATATGCATTTGTGACCTTTCCATCTGTAATATCTACCGCAATCGCCCAACCGAATGTATGTAAAATCATATTAATCCACCATAGAAGACCACTATTTCTAAATTCGTCCCATGATTTTTCAACAACCATATCTTTACTATCGTCCATTAAATATTCTCCTTTTTAATAGATTCTCTATTCCTTCTAATTTTGAACAATTCATAGAGTATTTTTTGTTTTATATCAAAAGTACCTCTTTCCCAATTGTCCATCTCGCCGACTGTATTTATTTTAGATTCAATAAGTTTACTGTCATTTATTAGCATAATACATCTTGCTCCCTCAAAACTATTTCTTGCTACCCATAATCGAGTTGCATCAAGAACTACTTCCGAGTAGGTTATTATAACGATATTCTTATTTTCTTCATAATTCTTTTGTATAAATTTTAAAATGCAATCACATAGATCATATGAATGGCAAATTTCTGTTTCAGGAAATTTAAGAATATTTTCATATCCTTCAAAATCCCTATCATATTCTTGCAAAATTCCTTTTATATCCATACCTCGTCGACCAGTAATAATTTTGATATTCATATTAATCGCCATCTCCTCCCAACATTATATCTCTATATTCTTCACCAGAAATCTTGCCAAGCTTCATATCTACATAAGTAGCCAATTCATGAGTACGAATAAAATCACAATCCTGTAAACAATCTCGTATATCATCACAAGCTTTACTTGAATTATAACCTTGGCTTTCTCTTACAAGAGTATCACTCATTCTACGAGTTACATTGCGGTATTGTTCGATGATGTAAATTAGTTGCTCTTTGGACAACTTTGTTAATTGACCTAAAATATCTTCCCACATATGATTATTCTCCTAATTCTAATAACTTATTGACCAAATCTTGCAACCTTGAATTATTCGGATATTTCTTTGCCATATCTTCATAATACGTAACCGTTTTGTATTTATTGATTTCTTGTTCCAGTTCCTTTTCAATTGTAGCTTTCTTTTCTGCCGTCTCTTTTAATCTTTTTTCTTCTATATGTCTTTTGTTATACGCATCCATATTCACAACACCAATAACTTGTCCAAGTATTTCTTTATCACAATCTTCAATAGGAAAAACACGTTTAATTTCTCCAAGTACCCTTGCATTTTCATTTCCCCATCCATTCACAACGACCAACCATGAATCACATATTAGCTTTGCTTCGTCATCATACAATGCAACTGCATAATCATCGCATGCATAATCGTCAAACAAATTAACAATTGCCACTTTATTAAAATCTTTCATATTATTTACCTCCATAAATTGTGCTTTTTATACTAAATTATTAAAATATCATCTTTGTATAACTTCACTTATGACATATAATACGAGCATTGTTATAAATACTGTAAGCAATATACTATCCGCCACTTTCCTCACCCCCTTTGTCTTGAAATTAAGCTTTCATCGCTTTTTTTCTCTATTTTAGAATGTTCCAAATTTTATAGTCGTCGTCAAGTTCGTCATATTCGGACACTAAAAACCCTTGTTTTTCAAGGCATTTTATGATGTTCTTCATGTCTTCGTCCTCATAACCCTCGATTTTTGCGATTTTTCGTGAACTACTCATATTTTCCTCCATTTCTTATCCGTTGAAACACGCATTTCATTAACTAATTCATATCTAAGCAAACGATGATTTTGAGAGCCCAACTTTTTTATTTTATTTAAAGCCGCTTCCTTATCTTTATAAGCTCCTCCTCTTGCATTAAATATCAATTCATTTGTGTCTTTATTTCTGATTGCCCATAACACCGTCACCGGTTGGGGTTCTTGTTCGTTTATATAACCGACAATTTCGTTCACCTTATTAACAACGTCGTCCCATTCGCTAAGTTCATTATTGAGTTTTTTCATAATTTTCAATCTCCTATTTCAATTTTCTCTCCAATGTATTTCTGAACATATTCTTGAACATTCTCAGGATACGAGTCTACAACATAATCTGTATCAATTGTTATCTTCGTAATAATATTCTCCGTCTTATCCAAAAATATATTGCCAACCGTACCACCTGGAATTCTTATGTACAAAAGTCTTTGCTTCATATCCGCTTCAGTTGCCAATATATAATGTCCATATTCATATTCGTCAATCATTTTCTTATCAAAGCCAGCTAAATCATCAAGTTCTTTGGTTAGCCTACAATGATATTCATGAGAAAGATATTCGTTTAATTCTAAATAACAATCATATCTATGAGTTAGTTTCATATCATTTCCGCCTCCAATTTTTCTATCGTGATTTTATATTTCTCACAATCCTCTGTTTTGGTGCGTAACAGTTCATCTATAGCCAATACAACATTCTTACTATAAGAGGCTTTATCTGTTTCAAATAAACAACCACCATCGTATTTATCTACATATCCGATAAATTCTTTCTTTTCTCCTATGTTCATTTTAATTCTCCTTATTATATTGATCCCATGCATCTAACACTGTAAGAAACATCTCGCCTTTTTCAGTCAACCAGCAACCTCCAATATTACTACCATGTTCTGTAAAGCCACGGTCGTCCAAAATATATGCCATGAATTGTAATAAGCCCCACTGTATATTATCTTGAGTATCTATATGCAATTCTGTCTTATATCTTTGTTGCACTTCATCATAATCGCACTTGTTGTCCTTCCAATCTTTTCGAATATGAAGATATTTGCGTATGACATCTAATGTGTCATTAGGACAACCGCAACCGCACACTCTTAATACGTCATATGAATAATAGTCTATTAATGGGTCGATTAGAGATTCTTCATACCACTCTTCTCTCTTGCCAACTATAACCTCATTCTCCAAAGAAAGATTAGATTCTTTTTCTATAATCTTTTCTGCGATTTCACTTAATAACATATCATTTTCTCCCCTTTAGATATTGTCGTATCTCCTCATTTATAGCAACCCTTACTTCATCAATCGTATATTCAGTACACCTGTAATATTATGTTGCCCTTGAAATTGTATCTCTTACAGCCGAACGGAACATCATAAGTAACATTTCGGATAATGGCTTATTCCTATCCTTTCGTTTCGCATTTTTAGCACGATAGAGGTTTATTCGTCCGTAATCTTTTTTCATATCCGAAACAAGTACACCTACTTCATATGGGATTTCACCTTTTACTTTCTCATATACATCTTTCGGCATTACATAGTAGTTATAATCTCCAATGAAATTGTGACCGTTTTTGCTATGAAAATCTTCGACTGATGATTTAACTTCATAACAGTAAAAATCACCTTTTTCAATACCGGAAACAGTATTATTGATAGGCTTAAATCTCATCAAATCTACTCTGCAAGCCTGTTCTGTTCTATAATCAAAAGTCACTTCTTTTGCTATATATATTCTTGTATCGTGATACGGATTAAGCAAACTTTCAACTGCATCGGTTAATTCTTTAGTTACAAGTGGTCTGTTACTCATTATTTTAGCTCCTTTTGTTCTTTTTACTTTTTGATTTAAGCTATTGAGGAATTAAGTTTTAATTTAAAACTGCCGTTTCAATTAGTTCTGTATATATTGAAAAATTGTTGGCTTATCACAGTATTCATCTATAACTTGCATAACTGCCTGTCTTGTCCAATTATTCTCACAACACTTGGCAAACCATTGTTCCAGCCTTTCAATATCATCACTCCAACCATAATCTCTCAAATCTCCGAATACCGAAACTGTAGTAGATGCCATCTCATTTTTAATAGGATTATGCCAAATGCTCATTTTAAGACTGCCTTCGCTACCCATTGGAAGAAACTCTTGTTGAACCCATTCGTCAGAATCATCATAATCACAATCTGCCATCTCTTCCCAATCAACTGTTCTTCCAAACTTTTCGATAATCTCATTGTCAGAAATCTCGCCTATACTGTCTATTCTAAATATTGCCGCCACATGTGTCCATCTGCTCATATATTTATTCTCCTTTTTCGTAACCATTTCTAATAATTTGTAGCTCTCTCATCAAATTAGAAGTTGAGTACAAGGCTGATTCATCACTTAATTCTTTTAAATTCTGCAATGTATCTTTCAAACCTTTATCAATTTTAATATGTACCCCCCTCATCGCAACCGCAAGTGCAACTTACGCATAATTCGTTTCCATCAAAATTCTTCAGCACCGCCATAGTAAATTTCTCCTTCCATTGCAACCTTCTTTTTAAAAATTGTTTTGCTCGCTACCTTTTTCACTCTGAAATTTACTGGACATTTATCATATACCTTTTTGTCAGTTACCGATACGATTCCTATCCCATATTTTGTTTTGCAAAGTATCACATCGCCAATTTGGACATTATCTCTGAATCTCATCCAATTTGAAGGAACTCTCCACATGTATGTTTTATTATCAACATCATTTCCATTAATATGTCTGCCATAAATATACATCGTTCGTTCATTTCTATAACTACTTGCTCCCCAATCTTC